GTGTTCCGATAGTATCTAAAGAAGTCATAACGAATTCCATGATACGATGAACATGATCTTTAAGTAATTTAGAGCCTGGATTGGCTTTAGGGTTATTTAGATTAACAGTTTCAACCTTATCTCTCAAATGGTCTACAATGTCTTTCATATAGTGTCCTATCCTACATATGGTTTACGGGCGTAATGCTCAATTATTATACCTGCTTTTTCAAGCATACGCAACCCTTCTTTGTCTTTTTCAAAAGAATCTCTGTAAACAACTTCTGCAATTCCACTCTGAATAATCATACGAGCGCAATCACGGCAGGGTGCGAGTGTTACAAAGATAGTAGCGCCTTCGCAGGCAATACCTTTACGGGCGCATTTAGCTAATGCATTCTGTTCGGCATGGATAATCCACGGGTGTGTTTTGTTATCGTCATTCCGAGTTTGGTTAGGGAATCCTGCGGGAGCGCCGTTCCAGCCTTCCGCTAAGATACCATCCTTAACAATGATAGCCCCAACTTTGTGTTTAGGATCAACAGACATATCAGCTACGGCTTCAGCAATCTGCATATACAGAGTATCATACTTGTATTTCTTCCGAGTAGCTTGGCTGGCTACAGTAATATCCTGAACTATTTGATTCATAATAATCTCTTTCTATCGCATTAAAGGACCACGCATCCAACCGACTAGGCTGTAACGAATTCCCTTAGTAACAGGTTTAACACAATGTTCTTCAAATGAAGGGAAAATTAATAAGTCCCCCGCTTGAGAAAGCTTTTCTTTAAATGGCGCACGGAATTTAAATTGACCTCCATTGAATTCGGAAGAGTCATTTAATAAAACCGAGAAGGATAATTTACGATCGCTAGTAGGTCGATCGTTCATTGAGTCAATATGCCAATCATAAAAACCTTTGTCCTCAGATTCGTATTTAGTAAATTGAAATGGTTCGAAAGAAGTAAGATTAAAACCGTACATCATATTATTAGCTTCTTTTAATTTCATTTCGAGATTAAAATAAAGATCATTAAGGAAAGGGGAATTATAAAAAGGCCATCCAATAAAATAAGTTTTAGAACGTCTTATTTTATCGTCTACTTTACCTTCATTTTCAAGACCTACATAAGCTTCTTGAAGTTCTTGTTCTTCACAGTAATTAATAACTCCTTTACAAAACTCTTTGTCAAGATAATTCTTAATTAAAATCATCGAAATCTCCATTAAGTTTATTTAAACGACCCGTATCGTAGTCGTAACGTACTTCCCCGCAAGGACCTGTAAGACCTGTGTAACGACTCTTAAGGACTTTCATTTGGATAGTGTTACGAGTATCCTCATCTTCATTACCAACATCACGAGCAAACGCAATGATATCGTAAGATACTTGCTTAATAGAGCCTGAGCCTTTGATGTCGTCGAGGGAAGCAATCTTACCATCTTCGAATGACTGACCTGCATTGCCCATCTTACGTAGATGAGATACAAGACCAATCCAAACATTCCACTTCTTACAGATGCCTCTGAGGTCATTCATAATCTTATCAATAGCTTCGTTACCAGTAAGGCTATCAGCCCCTTCTGAGACTAAGATAGTAATATGATCGAGGAAGATATACTCACAACCTGAAGCGCATAAGAATTCAATAAGACTAATGACATCACCGCTTACGGAACCGTTATGGTCGAGTATTTGTATACGCCCATCAGCTAAGATAGAATCAAAACCTACTCGAAGTTCCTCAAGGGGAATCTCTTCTTTAGCTGGATTACGATTAAGCATCATACCCGAAAGCTTACGAGCAGTCTCAGCGGGAGACTCTTCGAGGGCTACGATACCTATCTTTGAGGTTGTAGTTTTATGCAGATGAGCGACGATCTCACGGAGAATTGTTGATTTCCCTGAGCCTGTACCTGATGTCCACAGAGCAATTTCACCTCGCCGCATCCCTTTAAGCTTATCATTAAGCCCATCAAGACAAGGAGGATAAGGAATTGATTCAATTTCATTGTATTCCTCTAATTGTTTCCATACTTCCTCTCCAGCAACAATACCAGCAGGAGTGTAAGTGCGGGAGTTCCAAATCATACGAAGGAGTTCACCGCCGCCTGCATCCATAAGGACTTCATTAGGATCTTTATACTTACCTAAATCAGTCACCTTAGCTTTATCATAACCAATAATCTTAACAGCTTCCTCAAGACCTGCTTGGCCTGCCTCATCGTTATCGTACATAAAGATAACTTCATCGAAGCTTCGGAGATACTCTCGTTGTTCTAAGATAGTCTTCTTAGCTGTAGCACCGTTAGGTACGCTTACTACTGGCCAGATCGTTCCTTTCTCTGCATACGCAGTAGCAACCGCCAAGGCGTCAAACTCGCCTTCTGTAATAACAATACGTTTGCCACCCGCAGGGAAAACATTTTGACCAAATAAACCAACGCCCTTAAAGTCCCCAATCGCGCTGAAAGTCTTCGGAAGTTCACGTACCTTGTACGCAACCAATTCAGACCCTCGATTATAAGGATAGAGATAAGAGCAAATATTACCGTCGGAATCATACTCACAAAGAACGCCGAAATGCTCTGCCACGGTCTTGGTAATTCCCCTGTCACGGCAACCACGGCTAGCCAAACCAGAGGCCCGATGAAGGCTAGTATTCCGTTCAGAATTATTAACTGCCAATGATACCACTTCATTTTCCTTTCCTATATCGTGTGTATAATGTTGACACACATAACAATATGCGTGGTTATCATCATAGACAGCATTGCCATCTGATGAGCCACACTTTTCACATTTAGTCTTGTACAATTCCTGAGACATCTTCCATCGCCTTTCGTAGTACAGATAAGAATCCTTCAGCCACGAGCATTTCAAGTTCCTCGCCCCTAGCTGTGATAGTTAAAATAGCAGAGCCATCTTCTTGCTCTACAACTTCGTCAATGCTAATCATAGCCATCGCTCCGCTTTAGTAATTTCTAAGTGTCGTGTATGATCAAAGCCAAGCCCAAGATGAGACGACCGAATGCGTTTCTCAGCTTGTTTATTAGCGTAGTCATCCCGAAAGAGTGCATCACGAAGATATATCTCTCTCATTTCATACGCATTAAGTTGGCCTGGTGTGGGGAGACTAAATAAGATACGCCCCTCAACATCGTCCACAGTTAACTCAGAGAAGTCTCCAGAACCTGTATATTGTTTCCAATCAGGTTGAGAGAATTTCTTTGAGCCTACATATATACGATTAGTAGTTTTATCTTTAAGTTCGTAAACAAAACCAGCATGATGAGGGTCAACTAGATTCTTATTAGGGAGTTCCCAATGACCGTAATCACCGTCATTAACTTCGTCAACAACGTAATCGTCCTTCTGATATGTTTCAAATGCTACATACCAGCGTTTACCATCGCGAGTACAAAGGGTTAATGGCCCTTCCCACCCACGTTTTAATTCGAGAGACTTGTATAGACTCTCTTTACACCAGATAATACCTTCCGAAGAAGACAACTTACGATCGCCCCCTTTCGGTTGCGGTGTTGCTGTAATCTTTAATCGGTCATACCTGATGAATGTATAATCACCCATCTCAAATGTCCTAGATGTCATAGCCTAATAGCTTTCCGACCTTATCTACATCAATCTTTCGGTCATAGAAATCACCGAAGCCAATGTTGAACCAGTCTTTTTCATTACGTTTAATGTGAATCAAATGTCCGACGAATGTCAAAACATCTTCATAATCTTTTCCGAATCGTTCTTTGTATTCTCGAATGACTAAGTCTTTCCATTGGGAAGTTGACTCAAGAAGCTTTGCAGCTGTCTTAGGTCCTACCCTATGGAGACCCTTAATGTTATCTGTCGAGTCACCAGTAAGTAGCTGAGAGTAATAATTAAAGTCAGCTTCCTTCTGGGTTAACTCAAACTGTTCTTGTTTATCTGGATTATAATAAGTAAATGGATCACAAAATAAATCCTTATCGATACCAACAACAACAAAAGGGTCTTCATTATGGCGAGACTCATGTGCTGCTGAACGAACTAGGTCATCCGCTTCGCAACCATCTGATTGAATCCCAATCTCTTCTTCTTCAAGGATAGCATATAGCTCAGGCACGATAGAAGAGGGGTCGGCCTTGGGGCGATTAGCCTTGTATAACGGGAAGTCTACTGCACGAAAGTTCTCTACCCCTTTCAGGAAGATAACCATATCGTCAGTCCACATCTCATCTTTCAAGTAGTTAAGTTTTGTTTTGAACTTATTAAAAGCTTCATCAACAGTAACTACATTGAAACAAGACTTATACACCATGCTATCAGCATCAACTAATAGCTGTGTCATTTCCAACGGTCCTTCATATCTACAAATGCTAGGCGATAAAAATTAAAGACTAAGAAACCATACATACCCATTAAAAGGTAATGAAAGATTCCTAGCTCCATTGTTTTAATCTCGTTATAAAAGCTAGGTACAATATACATTAGTGATAACGTAACAAATACAATAGCAAACGCAAGTCTTTTAGGCATTACAATTCTTCCTTTTTACTAAATGATACAGAGAATAATTCGGGTTCTTCAGGCGCGTATTTAATTTTACGCCAACCCATTTTAAGTTCATACCCTTTCATATGGGGATGACGGGCTTTACGTTCCGCCCATTCCTTTCCTTTATCTTCATCAACGAATAATCGATTGATATATGAGGTAAGTGATTTATCTCTACTCATCAATGTGTCTCCGCTAGGTTATTGCCGACTTCATAATCACCCGACATAATGTTTACACCAAGAATCTTCGGTGCTTCCGTTAAGCCTTCTACTAAGATCTCACCTAGTTTATCAGCATGGTCTGCCTTACAGGAGTATTGGAATTCATCGTGATACATCAAGCGAGGTTCACATTCAATTCCTTCTTCAGCAATACGATTCTTAATGTAGCCAATAGCAATCTTCATCGTAGCCGCTTCAGCGGATTGGAGGAGGTAGTTGAGAGTCTGGTAGTTCTCTTTAACATAAACTCTTTGACCTCCGAGTCCTCTGATAAATCCGCTTCCAGTAGCGTTCTTAGAGTTTTGCCATTGGTTTTCGAGGCTTCGCTTAAGATCTCCAAGGCCAGGGATAGCAGCTGCGTATTGATCTTTCGACCTTTGTCCGACGTTGGGGTCCATTTTACCAGTAAGGTATAGACCAAGCTTACCTGCGCCTGCTCCAAATAAGTAAGCGTAGATCCACCTCTTAGCCGCAGCCCTAGTGCATCCCAGAATGTCAGCATTCTTTTGATGAACGTCTCCGTTAAGTACTTCATTTGTGAAATCCTCATTACCAATAAAGTGAGCTAACACTCTAAACTGATTACCAGCAGAGTCAGCACCCACTACTACATGATCTTGCTCTGGAAGAAACAATGCACGCATACGCTTTCCCCATTGCTCACCCGCTCCAGGAAGGTTTGCGATAACCTCATGCCGCCATCGGAATGTAGGTGTTCCAATGTTCCAAGCGCGTCCGTGGAGTCGCCTAACACCTGCGTCATCAGGCTTAGAATCTCTAATCCATCCTTGTGTAATGCTAAGCCGTGATCGAAGAGTAGTCCACTCGTCGATACTTCTACCGATATCTCCAAGCTTTTCCAGTGAGCTACTAGTGAGCTTAGGACCTGTTCGTTGAAAATCACCGCTTGGAAGTCGTTTAACGTTCCAGTCGTCGGGTTCCCATCCCAATCCATAGAGATACTCCTTTACTTGTTCGAGATTACCGAGTCGAGTTTTAACTTTACGAACACGCTGAAACTCTTCGCCAGCTTGAATAGGAGGATTATCGAGAAGAGCATCAGAAGGATTGACACTCCGATCAAGGTACTCACTAAGAATGCGGCAAGTTGTAGCGTTATACTCGCCGTTCTTTTTATATTTAGCTGTCTTAGGGGTTTTATCAATGAGTTCAACATGATGTCCCAACTCTGGTTCAACGCGTTTCTCAATGGCTCCCATCGTTTCTTGTAGTTGTTCGACAAGTTTGTTCGCTCCTTCATAATCAAATCGCCACCCGCTTATGCGAGTAGCCGCTTCAAATTCTGCTGCGTCATGTTCAGCGCGAAGATACTTAGGGTATTGCGGTGCTTTCGCTGCAATCTGTCCTACCTCTTTCATAAGAAGCTTAAACACTTTAACGTTGAGACGAACATCTTGCGTACAATACTCTAACATTCGTTTAGAATATCGTTCCCAATCATCGAAGTCTAGTTTAGAGTCTTCTAACTGTTTACCCCATCCAGCTAAGCCATGCTTATGCCCTCGGAAGTAATTGTTAGTCTGACTCATAGTCCATGTATCGTATAACTTTTGATTAGACTTGGGAGTCCAATTAAAAAGCTTCTTCATCACTACATTATCGAAACCAATAATGTTGTGACCAATGATGCTGTCTGCGTTACTAAGTAACTTAATGCCTGAATACAGAGAGTCAAGGTCTGAATCATAATCGCTGAAACAGTACTCGGTTCCTGTATCAACATCAATAGCAACAAGACACCAAACAACTGAAGGGTCAAGCCCATCGCATTCAATATCATAACATAACCTCATTACTTATCCTTTCTAGAGTGTTCCAGCGCTGCCAGAATATCTTCTGGGTCTGGCACTGGGGTCTCTGAGGGGTTACTACAGGTAGGGCAAGTGCGAGTGCCGAGAGACATCTTCATAGACATAATCTCTTTTCGACATCGCGAACATTTATAAGTCATAAATGATTCCCCAAGGAAATCAACTTTTGTCTGCATGTCCTGCCTCCTCGAAGCGTAAGTAACATTCTGGTACGAACATACCATGTCCTCCTACTTCTTCCCATTTAACTATAGTAGACCATTTATCGTCATACAAAGTATTAGCATGACCATCTGAGTCTATAGCGTATTGTATTTTATCATTGCCACTATCGACAACGATAATATCTTCTTCGTGGAAACCTAATTTAGCTAACGCTTCAATCTTGTTTCGAGTAGCTTGTTCTTTGTAATGTAACGTAGGCCAGTGATTACCAACCGCAGTAAGAACTTTTACTTCGCCCAAAGGATAAACATCATACATTCGTTTGAAGTAATGATAGTATTTTGCCATAGGTGATTTCAAAAAGATTTCGTTAATCTTTTTATGGAAAATTGATTCAGTATCTTCTCGGTCGTAACCAAGAGGAATCTCATTATCAACCATCCACTTAGCAAAGTCTTGGATTGGTCCATCGCCATCAATGAATATCATGCTCTGTCCTTTCATCTAGTATAGAGAGTTCTTTCATTCCATCAGTAAGTTCTTCATGAAGCCCCTTAGCCATCGCTAGCTGTAGGAAGCCATCATCTTCTTTGATGTAAGCGTTACCTTCGTTCATATGATACATTACAATCTCAGTAAGAGTTAGTAATGCTATATACTCTGGTAGCTTACTATTATGTTCCTCAAATAATTCCTTAAAGTTCTGGTCAAAATAAACTGCCATAACAAAGAAAAGATCTGATTGTTCTTCAGCTTCTTTTACGTCTTCCGACTTGGGAAACTGTATTACGTTATCATCAGACATATAAGGTCCTTTGTAGGGGATGACTCGAAAGCCATCCCCAATTAAGAATTAAAAGTCTTCTGCAACACCTACAGTAGTGTCTTCTACCGCATCAAAGTCAACGCTATTAGTTGGTTTGTACTCAACTAAATCAGTGACTTGTACGGCAGACAACATTACGCCAGTGCCTTTACGCCCTTGAACATCGTAAGGGTAGGTAAACAGTTTGACATTAACGCCAGAACCGTTACCAATAATAGAAGCGTCAAACGGCTTCCGCGCTGCATCGACTACATCGGGTGCGCCATTCTCGTCACCCTTGCGGTTCTTTGCTTTACGCTTAAGATTAAATGCGATCGTGCCATCTTCTTGTGGCTTACCTTTCACACCTAAATCAGTGAGAGTCTTAAAAGCTTCTGAGCTTTCTTCAGCCCGTACTTGTAGCTCGAATTGCTCAGTACCAAACGGTGCTACTGGCTTCATCAGCTTTGGGTAGTAAGCTTTCAAATCACGTACAATCATTACTTTACTTTCACTCATATTTATTCTCCATCAGTTTTATAGGTTGTGATTAAGCGGTCGAGATACCATTTTGCTTTCTTGGCATCCTGTATTTTAGCGTCCTTCTTACCAAGACGCATGAGATACTTGTAGACTTGACCCATCAGGTGTGCTTCTACACCCTGAAAGTCTGCAAGCATATGTTCCATCATGTCCATGTACTCGTAACCAGGAATTATCTCCTTGTAGTGAGCAGGGTTAACATGATCGTCAACAGTTTTCTTCATAAGAATAGTCTCCTTCAGTATTCTTATAGGGCCTTATACTACTCAAAATCGTTTGAGTCAGCTGCATAATCGTCATCTTCTTTAATATCTTCTAGAATAGACCATACTTCTTGACTGAAATTACAGCCACTCAAAGAGAGATTAGCTGTTTTAACATTCCAAGTGTTAACATAAAGACTTGGTTCAGCACCATGCATTGTAAGTCGAACCCAATGAGTAGCTGCTTTCTCCAAGTTCTGTGTGTAGACATCAATGCCTATTGTAAGATGTTTCTTAGCCATAATATTATATCCTTTTACTAGAATTAAACTCGAACAATCCAGCGAGCTTGACGCTCTACTCGATTAATATGTGTGTTCCATGTGCGATGCCACGGGGCGTAGTCGATAATAGCTTTCTTCATATTATCTTTCTTACACTCTTGGGTAATCATCTTTGTCCGAGGATTATACCGCCAAGTAGCTGAAGGCGTGTTGTAAGACTTAGTACCAGTAATAATGTTGTAAACAGTTTTAATGATTTTCATGAGAGAGTCCTTTCTATTTCTCAAGTTCGTGTAGTACTTCTGAGATAAGACGTTGTGCTGTATATAACTTATCACAAAGTTCTACGTTATCGCTAATGTCCTTACGAAGTTCATCGATCGGGGCATTATTGATTGCTTCTGCTCGCATAGATCCAGCGAGTTCAGCTTGTTGGCGGCGTTCTTCCGCTCGCTCTAGCTCTTGCATATGACGGGCAGCACTATGTTGCCAGTAACTCGTATGCTTTTTGTCTTCACCTTCTTTAGATAAACGTTTCATAGTGTCCTCATAACGTTCCCGCATTTTCATACTCCTTTCGAGCTAACCTTAAAGCTTCTGCCATAGAAACTTTTCGGGGGTAAAGATTGTTCTGCACTTTTATAGCACGTTTACGCCAGCGGCGCAACTCTTTTTTATCGGTCATATAGATTTCCTTCTGGGAATACGGGTTGGCTTTCTATGTAAGTATAGCTGCGTTCAATTTCAGGGAGTTTATTAATCGTAACAGTAGGTTCTTCAATTAAAAGATTATGAACCGTTGTGTCAACATACTCGTATGAATTCATATTCTCTAATTCAGCTGTCAACAGTTGATTGTTAATAAATAAAGTAAACATAACTATTATTAATCCAAAAGTCATTTCTTATCCTTCCGTTTTAAGTCTGCATCTTGAAGTTTCATTATGCCATACAATGCAAGCGGCATTGCAAGACAAATTAGTAAAGCTATTAGCATCCGATATCAGCCAATTCTGCTAGGCCGAGACCTGTCTCTTCACGAGCGTAGTTGAGGGCAAAGAGATGTGCTTCATTCCAAGCAGGATTCCCGTCGTTAAGTTCGAGTTGGCCTTGCTCATCGTAAAAGCTTCGACCATCAGCGTAAGCCTTCTCAAAAGCTTTATGTTCACCGAAATCATATACGTCTTTATAATCTTCTTGGTCTCGAAGGTCACTAATAGTATACTCAATATCAGAGTGATCCCCATATTGCTCGTAATAAGCATAGCCATTCTCGATTAAGAAAGCAGCTTCAGCTGGACTTTCCGCTTCGACATGAAAGAAACCACTAACATTTTCCGTTGCATTTACTTCGTAGATTTTACTCATTGTCTTCATCTTTCATTAACAAAGTTCGCAGCATCATAGCTGCATTGTAAAGATCATTGTCGCATTCCATCTTAGAATACTCAATGATAGCTTCTAGGGTAGCCGCTCTAGCTAACCATTGTTTCCGAGTCATACACCAAACTTTCCCATTCTAGCGTGGACATCATATAGTTGGTCGTTAGTCATAACCAACTTCTCTTCAGCTTCAGCCATAGAGTCTTGAAGCTTCTCTTCGTAGTAGTATGCGTTCCCCGTGAGATTGTGATCTCCCGTTTGACTGTCATACCACCCGTGTTCAGACCAAATCTCATCGATCTGCCCTTGGAGGGAGGCTATCTCCCCATCTAACTCATCGAGGCGTACTAATAAATCGTCCTCAAGAGTCATTAGTTCTTCATATGTGAGAGAAGAAACTAATACTTCATAATTACTTTGTGTCATTACATTACCTTCCTGTCAAAGATTTCTGTCGTTCTATGTTAGCTATATACCTAAATTCGGCAGCTAGCTCATCAATGAGACCCCATAGTTTACTTCCATCGTAATACTCGAATGGCTCCCATGCGTAGATCTCTATGTGGGCATGAAGCTTATCTTCATCTAAGTCCATCCAGTCTTCTGGGAGGGAATCGCAAAGATAATATCCAGCAGCCCTCTCAATTGAATCAATATAGTCCATTAGATATGCTCCTCTTGACAGGCTCTAATACCTTGTTCATATCCTTCTTCCCACATAGCTTCTCCGTATTCTGCGAGAGCTTGAATAGCCCTCTTACGGGTAGGATTGGATTCATCCCAAGTATCTTTGATTAACGTAATAAGTTCTTTAAACTTTTCTTCATGATATTCCATCGTAAGTCTCCTTCAGTTGATGGTGTTGCTCCTAAAAGTATCCTTAAAGGATATCTTATTATTATTATTCTTTTAATAATCCCTTTAATATCCTATAAGGATATCTTAGGGAAACCCCTTTCTTATAGGGCCTTATACTTCAAAGAAAGGTTCGTTCGAGATAAGACTGTGGTCGGCTTGTCGGGTATACGCTTCGGCTTCCCAAGGGAGAGCCTTATACACAGCTTCGGGTAGCTTGTTTCTTAGGTTAACGTATTCTTCACCCTTCCATATCGTCTTGAACCCCGTTTCGTCTACTAGTTCTCCTTTCAGGAGTTGTTTGGCATGCACTAGTTCGTGTGCTAACGTCTCCTTGAAGTAGTCTTCGTCTCCGATTAGTGTTTCGTCTAGTTCGATATAAGCTTCCTCGTCGTCCCCGTGACAATATCCTACCATCCCATCGTTATTATTGTGTCGTATCTTAATGTTAACGTACTTAGAGGCTACCCCTTTATCAAATAAACTGTCGTCTAGGTGACATAGGAAGTCTGTAGCCCAGTTCTCAATGGCATTATGGTCGCCATCCGAAGACCACTCGTAATCAACTATTACCATTCTTTTAACTCCTTAATCTCTCTTTTAAGTTCCATTACTCTTTTACCTGCTTCTTGAATATCTGAGATACTCCTAAAACAAGCTTCACAGTTCCCTGAAGGACCTATAAAGCAGACTGCTTTGCAGGGTGAAGACTCTTGAATGCTTTTAAGTTCGCTCTCAAGATCTTCGATTTTACCACACATGCTCATGAGAACATCCACGCTAATACTATAGAGGCTACTCCAATGGAGACTAAGAGTATCGGGTTTAAAAGATACCCAATCAACTCAAAAGCCCCTGAGATTATCGCTAGGGTAACCCAAGCAAGCAGTAGGAAGAATGCAATACTCCCTACTAATCCAAAGAAGGTTGACATTTAAAATCCTTTCGCTAGCTTATATTGTTTACGAACATCCTCGAAGACGTCTAGCGCATTACAGAAGTCATCAAACTCCATTTCAAGTGCGTCTTCTAAGTCACTCAAACGCATTGTATTAAGTGTTCTCATGAGGATAAGCTCAATAGCCATTTCCATAGCTCTCCCATCATGATAATCTATACGTCTAATCATTTCCTTCTACCTCCTCTACATCAAGGTCAGCGTAGCTCATATCACTATAATCAAAATCTTCTCTTGCAAGGTCAATTGCATCGTCCTCATTATCAGCTTGAACCATACTTTCTACAGTCATTGTTACTTTATACCAGTTCTTTTCCATTATCAGTCTCCATTTCTTCAGGTGTAATTTCAAAAGTACCTCCATGGGCTTTCACCATAGACTCTCCAGCCCTCAAGGCTAGCCCGTAAGTACTACATTCATGATACACAATGTTCCCATCGTGGTCTGTTAGTTTTACTATGTAGGTATTCATTATAAGCTCCTTTCAAGCTTGGCTTTAGTGTCGCCCCCGCAGGGATTTCCCCACAGAACCCTCGTAAGGCCCCTCGTAGGGCCTACCTTAGGGGAGAAGACCCTCTAGGATCTCCAGAGGATGCTCTAGAGGTTCCTTTTTGGGGTATTGTATAGGGCCTCTATAGGGAATTTAGGTTTGCCTCCTGAGTTACTTCCTAGTAGAATCTAGGATGAATGGGAAGGCTACTACAAAGAGTATTAAGAGGGCAAAACTCATGAGGATTGCCTATCGAGGATAGCCATATCGATACGTTGTTGTATCTCTTTCTTAGCGTCCTCAATGAGTGCAGAGGCAAACCGACGGTCTACCATAGCTTTCTCGATTTTACTTAGGAGTTGATAATCATCATTCTCATAAGTCATAACAGCAATGCCATTATCAAGGAAGAATTCATCAAACTTCTCCACGAGGTTCTCCCAGAAAGGCTTATAAACAATATCGTCTATGACCTCCAAGATACTCTCATCGACTCCCTGTTCAAACAGGAATTCGTAGTGAAGCTCAAGGTGTTCATCCTCAATAGCATTAGCGAGAGGATCGATGATAGGGTTAGCTAGCATCATTGTTTGGATTGCAATGTCCATTTCTTTGTAACGCGACATAACAGTTTCCTTTCAATTGAGATGTCTGTCTCATCAGTACGTAGAGACTATCCTACGTAGACTCCCCGAAGGGAGTTTCGACTTAGAAGTCTTCAGAAGCCTCGATGCTATCGAAGTCAACCGTGGGTGTTGGCTCATATTTCTTAAGCTCAGTCACTTGGACAGCAGAAAGACGGGCGATAGTTTGTTCTCCACGAGGGTATGTGAAGACCTTGATAGCACCCTTAGAACCGTTACCGATACAAGAAGCACTACCATACTCAGCACGGAAGTCTTCTTTAGTAGAAGTAACAACATCGATCTTAACGGCCTTACCCTTAGCATCCTTAGCGTAACGCTTAATGTTAATGGCAACACCACCCTCAACTTCACGGACCTTCCCGAAAGCTTCGAGTTCCTTACGACGCTTCTTAGGTACTACAACCTGTACGTCGAACACTGGATCACCACCGAAAGGGGCGTGAGGTGTATCGAGGAAGGCGTAGTTAAGAGTTACGTCGCGGATGATAGATGTTTTGATTGTGTTTGTCATAATAATTCTCCATGATTTATGACTAAGGAACTGCCTCATCAGTGCATGGTGTTCAATCCATACAGACCCTCGAAGGGTTTCGGCTTAATCACGCAATATCTTACGTACTTTATTACAGTCGCTCAGACCGATCTCTGAACAGACTTTATATAACTTCACGGTAGTATCGACCATACCATCTAACTTACTCATAGTCATCTCATGATGATACCATGTGAAAGCTAGTTGGATGACGATGCCAACCAAGATAGCGGTTAAGTGCCAGCGGATCAAAGAACCCAATGACACGATGCGAGCATACACTCGTTGTTTCTTCTTCATACTATTCTCCTTTATTGAACTACCTCATCAGTACGCAGAGTTCATCCTGCGCAGACACCCCGAAAGGTGTTTCGGATTAGCAACCGAAGGGACCTTCCAACACAGCGTCAGCGGCATCGGAAAGTTCGTCCTCGTCGTCGGCGTAAACGTAAAAGTTGAGAACCTCGCGAGCTTCCTTCAAGGCAGCTACCTTATCTTTAGCTAGCGAGATTGAACCCTCAAGCTCGAACAGCTGATTGGCAAGCTCGGCGCGTTTCTCGAGGAGCGGGATAAGCTCACGTTGTGCCGCAATTAGCGCGCGGCTAGTTGCGACAAGGGCGGTGGTGGGTGAGTGGTGCTGCGACATGGCAACCTCCAAAGGCCGAAAAGAAACCCAAGCGCACGGGCCGAGCGAGCGCAAGGGGGGTACGAAACCAGAACGGGGTACCACAAACAACAATCTATACCTTTTTACATACAGAGAGAGCTACCCCCCACAGAAATCCTACAAAAAGTATAAGTCCCTATAAGAACTTTTTTATATATATGGTACACTAACATGGATGCAACAACAATATTAGCTTGGTGGCCCCAAATCACTGCTCTATTATTTCTTGTCTTTTGGATTAGTCGTACTATAAGCGAACTCAAAGGTTACAATGATAGTCAAGATGAAAGGCTAAAGCAAATCGAAAAGAAAATTGAAAATCTATTTGAGTTACATAACAAAGAAATTGAGAGACGATTATCGTTACTGGAGAAACTTGAACATGACCAAAGGAAAATCTAAAGTTAATGAATCAGGTAATTATACTAAACCCTCCATGCGTAAGCGTCTCTTCAACAAAATTAAAGCCCAAGGGAAAGGTGGGAAGCCAGGTCAATGGTCAGCCCGAAAAGCTCAACTCCTCGCGAAAGCCTACAAAGCAGCTGGAGGCGGTTATAAAAACTGATGGCAAAGACTAAACAACAGAAGTCACTTACCCGCTGGACCAAACAGAACTGGCGTACTTCCTCTGGGAAACCCTCTACGCAAGGCCCCAAGGCTAGCGGCGGTCGTTATCTACCAGACTCTGAATGGAAAAAGCTTAGCGCTTCCGAAAAGAAAGCTACCAATGCTAAAAAGAAAAAAGATATCCGCAAAGGTAAACAACATAGCGCTCAACCTAAGAAGGTAGCCGCTAAAACTTCAGCCAAACGGAGGACAACGTAATGGCTTTTTCAATTAGGAATCAAAAGATTGATAAAGAAACGTTTGATCGTCTTTATGAAGATGCTTACCCTTATTCGGAAGCAGAACGAGAAAGAGTAGGTAACGATGAATTAAAAGAGGGAATGTGGGAACTTCATAATGACCCCGATAAAACCCCTTTAACTTATTTCAAAGATAACCACGTAGTTGGTTGCGCTTCTGTAGACTTAATTCCTTATGAAGAAAAACAATTTCTCCTACAACGATATGTATTAGTAGGCAGAGATAATGATGGCTCTCGCGCATGGTTTTACTCTCCAGAATTTAAAGAAGAAGTTGATAATATTATTACAGCTTTAAACGGTGTTGGGTTATTAGTGATTCGCAGTAATACGAGTCCCGTAGGCATTGCTTCAAAAAATGTTTTGCCATTTGAACTAACGCTCTCAAAAGAAATTCAAGAGAACCCTGAAAAATTTCCAGCTAACGCAATATTTAGTGTATATAGGAAGGTAACGTAATGGCTACTCTACTTTGCAAAATTATTAATACAGGTGGCGCTGACGTTGAAGAAGCGAAAGCTGGGCAGCATACTTACATTGGTATCGACCACGACTGTCACTGGCATGTTAATCCCGCTACAGGTTTGATTGTCGAATTTGACTCGCACAAAAGCGGCGGATCCCAGTTTGTATATATCGCCTCAGCTACCCTAGTAATCAAGATAGGCTATCTCGGTCGGAACGGAGTTTTCGATGAACTCCTATCGAGTACGTAAGGATTAAAGAAATGAAGAACAAGAGGACACTTGAACTTCTGAAAGAGAAAGCCAAACGGGAGGCTGTTAAAGTTTATGAAGACGACTTTGAAAAGTTCTGTGCGGATAACATTAAGATCCTCACTAAAGATTCTTCTCAAGGATTCCTACCCTTCAACTTTAACGAACCCCAACGGCTCATCACAGAAGCTATAGACAAACAAATTAAGGAGACTGGTCGCGTACGCGCCATTATCCTCAAAGCGCGGCAGCAAGGTATTTCTACTTATTGCGCTGCGCGGGTATTCTGGAAGACCTACTTTACGCCTTACTCTAAGTCAGTCGTAATGGCTCATGACTCCGCAACTTCGGATGCGCTGTTTAATATGAGTAGGAATATTATTGATAATATGCCTGATGGTTTTCGACCAACACTTCAGAAGTCTAATGCGAAAGAGATTTTATTCGATGAAAACAAAAGTGGTTATCGGCTCTATACTGCTGGTTCTCCTGAAGCTGGACGCGGTACTACCCCCACCATTGCCCACCTTTCGGAGGTCGGCTTTTGGACACACGATGAGAAGATCCTTGCAGGACTTTTTCAGGGAATATCCCAAGCCGAAGGTACGGAAGTAATCATGGAGTCCACTGCGAATGGTGCGTCAGGAGAATTCTGGCGACTCTTTCAGGGTGCGATGAATGAAGAGAATGAATACCTAGCGATTTTTATTCCGTGGTTCGCTACAGAAGAATATCGCAGGGAAGCCCCTACCAACTTTGAACGGACGGTTGAGGAAGATGAATTAGTCGAGAAATATGATCTCGATAACGATCAGCTTTACTGGCGACGTTTAAAAATTGCGGAAGGCGGCGAGAATAAATTTAAACAAGAATATCCAGCTAACGCTCAAGAAGCTTTTATTGTCTCAGGCAACACAGTCTTTGATCAAGAGAAGCTGAATGATTTAGTAGCTACCGACCCCCAAGCACTCAGAGACTTCAACCCAATGACGGGTGAGTTTGTTGAGATGAAAGAAGGTTCACTCGAAATCTGGGATTACCCACAGTTCGATACTCCTTTTATTATTGCAGCTGACGTTGCACAGGGCGTTGGGAAAGACTATTCTTGTGCGGTAGTTATGAATTCCAATAGGGAAGTCGTAGCAATGTATCGCAACAATAGAATCGACCCGACAGAGTTCGGGGAAGTTTTATTTTATCTTGGAAGGTACTTTAATAACGCACTACTATGCGTAGAATCAAATAGCATTGGGCTAGCAACACTTTTAAGGCTAGATCAAATGCGTTATGTCAACTTATATTACCAAACTAAAGTAGCAGACTTATCGTCGTCCGAAGGGGCGAGGCCTGGGTTTAAAACTACTATGGCGACTAAGCCACAGATTATTGGTCTCCTACAAAATGCGGTGAATGAAGATGATATACGAGTTCCTTCTAGTACAATTATCAGAGAACTCAAGACATACATCTCAAAAGATTCGGGTAAAATGGAAGCTATGTCTGGTTGTAACGACGATACTGTTATGGCTTGCGCTATGGGATTAGAAGTTCTCAGGACTCACGCGGATAAACTTACGAACGACAGGATATCATGGCGAGACCGCATTGGCGGTGCATCAAATGACGATGATACGAGTTGGTTGTAATGTTTAAATTATTCATAATATTTTATATTGCAGGCTCACCCGTAGCCCAAATAAAAACCGATTTAACTTTTGAAACACATCAGGCATGTATGGAACACGCAATGAAAAAATGGGATGGTCACAGTGTTGACCCCCGATTTGAATTGTTCCCTGAATGCAGAATAGAAATATAGGAGAATAGACATGAGCAAAGGTAAGCACCCTGTTTCAGACAAGTCATTGTCGAACTTAAATCCTATTACTTCTCCTGAGATGGCTGAAGAATATCGGAAGAAAGGCTTAGAGACGCGTATGCGTAACAAAGCTATCCGCGAAGAGATTAAAGATAAAATGGAACAACTAGCGAAGGTCCTCAAGGAAGATGAAGCTGCTTTTAGCGCTCTTGATGTCCTACGCTATAATATGTACGAAGCACTTGAAGAAGGTGATAAAGGCGAAGCCACCCGTATTGCTGCTATTATTGCAGAATATGAAGCTCCCAAACTACAACGTCAAGAAGTCAACCAGACGATTAATGCTGGTGATTTAAGTGACGACGAGTTGGAAATGGAAATCGCCAAACTTACTGTAATTAAGTAGCTGTACGCATATAGAGGACAATATGTACACAGTATACACAAAAGACACATGCGGCTATTGTGAGAAAGCCGAAAAGTTACTCCAAGATAACTATCTTGAGTATGAGCTTATCGATGTGGATTCAGATCCCGAAACTCTAAAAATGTTTAAGAGTCGGAAATGGTCTACGGTTCCCCAAATTATGAAGGGGAACTTACACATCGGTGGGTACGATCAACTCAAGCTACATCTTACTAATGGTTATTATAAATCAGTTTACTCGGAGTAACACAATGGACACATATCAAAAATTTATTCACCTCTCACGTTATGCTCGTTGGAGCGAAGAAACAGAAAAACGCGAAAGCTGGGAAGAAACCGTTACCCGATATCTTGATTATTGGGGCGAAAGGATTAGTAAAGAAGATTATGCAGAACTTTACAAAGCAATTCACGAACTCGAAGTTATGCCGAGTATGCGTTGCCTTTGGAGCGCGGGTGATGCTCTTGCTAAAAATAACGTTGCTGGCTTTAATTGTAGTTTTTTGGCCGTTGATTCCCCTCGCGCTTTTGACGAGGCTCTCTACATTCTTGCCTCTGGGACGGGTGTGGGTTTCAGTGTCGAATCAAAATTTGTTTCTAAACTTCCCATTGTAAACGATACGTTTACGGATACGGAACGGGAGATCGTAGTTGGTGACTCTAAAGAAGGATGGGCGAAAGCAATCCGCAAACAAGTTGCAGATCTATATCTTGGTCAAGTACACCAGTGGGACTACTCAAAGGTACGCCCCGCAGGAGCTAGGCTTAAGACGATGGGAGGACGGGCTAGCGGTCCAGAGCCTCTTATCGACCTCATGGGTTTCATCGATAGAATTTTTAAAGGAGCCGCTGGACGAAAGCTAAATCCAATTGAATGCCATGACATCATGTGCAAAGTTGGTGAGATTATTGTTGTCGGCGGTGTACGTCGGAGCGCGATGATTTCGCTTTCAGACATTGGCGATCCCCAAGTGCGTGACGCTAAGAGCGGTAACTGGTGGGAACATTACGGTCATCGTGCGCTAGCTAATAATAGTGCATGTTACGAAGTCAAACCAGATATGGAGACCTTCCTAGATGAATGGACCGCCCTCGTCAAGAGTAAATCGGGAGAGCGAGGAATATTCTCGCGCATTGCAGCAAAGGCGAAAGCGGCTGAAAATGGCCGCAGAGACGTTGATTGGGATTTCGGAACGAATCCCTGCTCAGAAATCATCCTCCGACCAAACCAATTCTGTAACCTCAGCGAGGTCGTAGCACGTGAAAAAGATACTAAAGCTTCTCTCAAGCGCAAAGTACGGTTGGCAACAATTCTTGGGACATTACAAGCAACCCTTACCGACCTTCCCTACTTGCGAGCAGTGTGGAAACGCAATACTGCCGAAGAGTCTTTGCTCGGAGTGTCTCTCACCGGAATCCAGGATTCACCTATACTCCAAAACCCCGATGAAAAATTCTTGAAGGAATTAAAAGATGTTGCTGTCGAAACAAATAAAGAATGGGCTGAGAAGCTGGGAATCCCCCAGAGCGCAGCTATTACTTGTATCAAGCCATCAGGCACTGTTTCGCAGCTTGTTAATTCTGCATCAGGTATACACGGGCGTTTTGCTCCGTACTACATTCGTACTGTACGACAAGATAACAAAGATCCTATCACAGATTTTTTGAAAGACGTAGGTGTACCTAACGAAGCTTGCGCTATGAAACCTAATAGTACAACCATCTTTAGTTTCCCCATTAAATCCCCAGAAGGCGCTATTCTAGCGAATGAACAAAATGCAATCGAACAGCTTGAAAACTGGAAGATGTATGCCGTGCATTGGTGCGAACACAAACCTTCGGTTACGATTTATGTGCGAGAAGAAGAGTGGATGGAAGTGGGTGCATGGGTCTATGACAACTTCGACTTGTGTTCGGGAATTAGTTTCCTGCCCTATAGCGATCATACGTATGCCCAAGCGCCTTATCAAGACTGTTCCGAAGAAGAATACGAAGAAGCGTTTGCAGCGTTCCCTTCGCAAATCAACTTCGCCGATCTTGTGTCGTACGAGAAAGAAGATAACACTGAAGGCGCACAAACCCTTGCTTGCACAGCGGGTGGGTGCGAAATTTAAATGTTAAGTAAAACTAAGATCGAATTAACGGATGAAGAAGTAACTAGTTTAAATGAAGTTGCATTAAAATATGAGGGCGGTTCGGAATTTGATATTCCTAATATTTTAATAGATTTCCCTTCTGTTTTAGAAAAAGTAAATGCTAATATTGATGCTTATTTACCTTCATCATACGTTAAGTATATGACTCAGTCTTGGTCCGTTAATATTAAACCTGGGAAAAAATCTCAAGTTAATCTTCACAATCATGGTTACACTCATTTTAGTTTTGTTTTTTACACGACTGCAAATCAAGGTTGTCCTTTAGTATTAATGGATATGAATAACTTAACATTCAGAGTAGATGTTGATTTCGGAGATTTTATTATTCTCCCTAATTACTATCAACATCAAATTGAACCAAATGTAGTCACTGAAAACAGAATTTGTTTTGCTGGTGATATTATTGTTACAGAACATGAACATGAAAATAGTACTTATTTACCACCAATTCACAACTGGTGTCGATTATGATTGACGTTACATTAAAGGACAATCATAAAAATGTATTGGAAAACAAAAATTAATTTAAACAAGAAAGAATTAACTGCGCTTAATAATTTCGCAAGTGAGTTCGAAGGTTCTTCGGAAGAAGAAGTACCTAACTGTTTAAACCGATTTCCTTCTGTATTACAAAAAATAAATCAAAAGATTGACGAGTACTTACCGAAAGATTACGATAAGTATCTCGCTCAATCTTGGTGTATTAGCATACCTAAAGACTTCCCTATTCCAGTTAACCCGCATAATCATGGTTACTCTCATTTTAGTTTTGTATTCTATACTAAAGTTAGTGAGGCGTCGCCTTTAATTATTCGGGATGTAAACAATATCGAGTTTGAAGTTAACGTTGAAATTAACGATTTTATTGTTATTCCAAATTATTTAATTCATTATATTAAGCCTACTGTGAATAAGAATCAAAGAATTTCTTTTGCAGGTGATTTGATATTAACTGAGAAAGAATATAAGAGTAGTATGTTTTTAACACCTATAAGTAATTGGACAAAATTATAAGAGATTACCTTGGGCTGGGTTAAGTAATACAGCCCCTACGGAGCAGGCGTCGCGTTACGCCATTCGTGGAAGTCGGAGCAATCCGACCCGACAAGGGTTCCTAGGCATGAATGTAAACTGCCTATTTTCTTCAACTCAAACAATAATAGGTAAAAAATGAACTCTCTTGAACGTTTAGAAGCAATGAACAAGACTATTCACACAATGAAACGCTGTCTCCACAGAGATATGAAGCGGGAAACACTAGCGGAGTTAGATATTCTATCAGGTCAGCTTGAAGCTGCCTTATGTGATCAAGAGAATTTAATAATGGAGAGGATTTATGAGTATTAATTATAGAGGCGAAACGTTTAGCGGTTATAACAAACCCAAACGGACGTCTAAACACCCTAAGAAAAGCCATGCAGTGCTTGCTAAAGAAGGCGATAAGATCAAACTTATTCGCTTCGGCGCACAAGGCGTTAGCGGTGAAGGAAAAAACCCGAAGACTAAAGCTGGGAAGGCTCGTAAGAAAGCTTATTACGCTCGACATAATGCACAGGATTCTAGTCCCAGCAAGTTGAGCGCCCGTTATTGGTCTCACAAAACTAAGTGGTGAATAATATGTCTACTGAAGTAAACGATAACACAGAAATTACGATTCCCATTAGGAATCTTTTAGGCATGATTGCTAGCGTAGCTATAGCTGTGTGGGGTTATTTTGGTATTGTAGAACGGCTTAACTCTCTTGAGAATGAAGCGGATAAACAACTTGTTTACACTAAAATGAATAGCGAGTTTCGAGTGAAGTGGCCTCGCGGAGAGCTTGGCGTTTTACCTGCTGACTCCAAACAAGATATGATGATTGAATTTCTTCAGGAACGCATCAATAAACTTGAAGTCGTTATTGAGGAATTAGAAAATGGCAGTAATTAAACCACCAATTACAGGAATTGTTGATCAAGACTCTTGGGCTGAACAAACTACATTAGCCGTTGAAGAATTAGAATCCATTACGGCTTCCGTAAATATTTCTAATTGGACTATTACGGAAGATAGTAATCAAAAACTCTTAATAAGTCATAATGGTGCTTTAAAATTTAGGTTAGCATCTAACGGTAATCTTGAGATAGCTGGAACGCTAACTCAATCAGTAACATTCTAGGAGAAGAATTATGGGTAAAACAAGAGATATGTCGAATCTCCTTAATTCGACTCCTGCAGATGTAGATGCCACGAGTCTCGATGGCGCTTCTGGGGAACAATATGTTCGCTCAGATCAAGCTGATACTACGTCTAGCCTCACCGTTCAGGGTGACTTAAATGCTTCAGGCACTATTTCAGGTGCTATTGATTATGGAAATCTAACTAACTTACCTGATCCTACAATTACTATTAGCGGTTTTGCTACAGGTTCAGGTACGCTTACTAATTTAGGCGATGTTAATATTTCTACAACTCGTACTAATGCTTCTACTATTAGTTTTAATGGTGATGTAACTGGCGCTTCAACTATTACTAGCGACAACGCCGCTATTACGTTATCTTACAATCCAAATACAATGAAAAGTGCCATTCAAACTTTTGATGGCCCAGGTTCGGGTATTGATTCAGATCTTTTAGATAGTCAGCAAGGTACTTACTATCTTGATTACGCTAATTTTACAAACTCATCAGCTTTGATGAATACTATTACCGCTAACGACGGTGCTGGAACAAGTCTCGATGCAGATCTCCTTGATGGTCAGCATGGTACATACTACACTGATTATGGGAACATTACAGGTACTCCGACTTCGATTACTGACTTAGGGGTAACTGATGGTTTAGCAGGCCAATATCTTATTACAGATGGGAATGGCGGCTTTGCTTTTCAATCTCTAGTAATTGAAGGCGCAGCAGATGCTGGTACGCTTGATGGCTTAGATAGCCTTCAATTTCTTCGTTCAGACGTAGATACGACGAGTACAGCCACTATAACTGCGAACGCATTTTCAGGACCCCTCACAGGTAACGTAACAGGTAATGTAACGGGCGCAGTGACGGGTAACGTTACGGGCGATCTTACGGGTAATGTTACAGGCAATGTAACAGGCGATGTTACAGGTGCAGTAACGGGTAATGTAACAGGTAATCTTACAGGTAATGTAGATGCTGATACTATTGAAGTAGGTCAGACCATTGAAATGACAGCGCAATCAGCGCATCCTTCTTATCAGGAAGGTTTGCTTTGGTATGATAATATTCATAAAACTGTTAACTACTACAGCGATGTTAATGATGTAGTTCACGAAATAGGTATTGAAGAACACCAACGCGTTTACAACAATACTGGATCAACGCTTAACAGAGGTAAACCTGTTTACTTCTCTGGGAGCCATTCAAATGGTTCTATTGAAGTACCTACAGTTGCTCTTGCAGATGGTACAAGCGCTACTGCGTATAACGCGCAAGGTCTTTTGGCAGGCGACATAGCGGCTAATTCTTACGGTTACTGTATTATCACGGGTCAACTTGATGGCCTAGATACTTCAGGTTTAACTGCTGGCACAAATGTTTTTGTTGGGGTAACTCCTGGGGCGCTTCAAACTGCTGCTCCTACTTATCCTAACTTTCCTATTTGTCTTGGATTCGTTGTAAACTCAGATGCTACTGATGGTGTAATCTTGCTTAACAGGCAGTTCCATGCGGTACAATCTTTCAGAGTTGAAACGGATGCTCACGTTGGTGGTGATCTTCAAATTGATGGTGACTTAACGGTTATTGGTACGACTACTACTGTGTCTTCAGCAGACGTTACAGCAGGTTCTCCAATGTTCCGCCTTAACGAAGGTAACGCCATTGGTGAAGCTGGTACTACATTTAACGGCACTGGTCTTGATGATGCGTTCTTTGCTGGACACTTTACAGGTACAGTACCAACTACGTACTACGTTAAAATTGATAGCGTAGGCGGCGGTACTGGTGGCGTAGATACATTCGCAGTGTCTACTGATAACTTCGCTACGACTATTGTAAGTAACGTAGATATTACTACTAACGAACAGTTAATTCATTCTGCCGACAACATATCGGTCGAATTCGGTGCGGCTACTGGTCACACACTTAACGATCAATGGACTGGCGTTGCATCTCCAATTAATGTTGACACAGGTTATTGGACCAACAGAAACACTGGTACGTCTGGTGTTGGTTACACTCACATGGGTATGTGGTATGATGTGTCAGATTCAAAATGGAAACTCGTAGACGAGTACGATCCAACACCCGACGGAACTATTGATACAGCCCACGCCTCTTACAGTACAGGTACTTTAGTATCTAACGTAGAAGGCAACGTAACAGGTAACGTTACGGGTAATGTGACTGGCGATCTTACGGGTGACGTAAGTGCTGGTAATGTTATTGCTACTGGTACTGTTACTGCTGGTAACGGAGAGTTTACTGGGGATGTTACCTTTGGCGACAATGACAAAGCCATCTTCGGTAATGATTTAGAAATCTATCACACTGGTACTACTGGTATTATTTCTGATACGGCTAATTCTCTAGACATTGAAAACACAAGAACACGCTTCTATAATACTAGTACTGGTAATACCCTTAAAATGGAAATAACCAGCACAGGCGTTGATGTTAATGGTACGGCCACGGCTGATGTGCTTGATGCAGCAACCGTTAAAACAGATGAACTTGTTTTAGATGCAGCTACAGATTGGAAGTTCCAAGTAGACGCTTCTGGTAACCTTGAAATTTTATATGGAACAACTAAAGTACTAGAACTAAGCACTACAGGTGCGCTTAAAACAGTAGACGATATTACTGCGTTCGGAACTATTTCTTAAGGAGGTGGCTATGGCTGTCAAATCTTCAGGCTCCCTATCGATTACTACAGATATTGTAGGCGAATTTGGTGGCCAAGCCCCTCACAGTCTTTCTGAGTACTACCGCAATGGTGCTAACGTACCTGATGCGGGAGCCAACTCAAATATTGCAACTTCTGGCGAAATATCTTTCAGCGACTTCTACGGTTCAGTAG